GATGCGAATAATACCCATATAGGTTTTGAAATTTGCGAGGACGGTCTAACCGATGCCTCGTATTTTTCTGCTGTTTATAAGGAAGCAGTAGAGCTTTGTGTACATCTTTGCAAACTCTATGGACTAAGTGAGAAGGATATCATCTGTCATAGTGAAGGCTATAAGCAAGGTATAGCCAGTAACCATGCGGATGTTATGCACTGGTTTCCTAAGCATGGCAAGACCATGGATACCTTTAGAGCAGATGTTAAGAAACTTCTAAGCGAAGAAGAAAAATCAGCAGAACCAGCGAAAAAGAAATACTATCGTGTACAAATAGGTGCATACACTGTCAAAGCAAATGCTGAGGTACAGCTTGCAAAAGCTAAAAAGGCGGGATTTACGGATGCATTTATTAAGTATGATTAATCAAGGGGAGCGAGTTAATAAGCAATTATGCTTTAGCTTTACAGAGTTTCCCTAAAAATATTAACTATTAGATGTATATAGCCTGTAGGGGTTATTCCCTTGCAGGCTCTTTTTTTATGCTCTGATTTTATTTTATTTTTACAAATCCTCAACTTCGACCTGTTCCCGCGGCTATTAGGTAGGAGGTGATTCTACATGAATCAGCATGAGGATAAAAAAGTTATGAAGATCTCAGATGGGGTTATAGACGAAAGCATCGAATTAAAGAAAATGTCACAGGAGCAGCTACAGCGTGAGTTTGATTATATTCAAGCAGAGAAATTACTTAGAAAGATGCTCCAAAAAGGTTTAATAACGGAAGCAGAATTCAACAAGATAGAGGCACTTAATCGCCAATCTTTCTCTCCTTTTTTAGCAGAGATAATGCCCTGAATTCGTTGATATATAAGGGTTTCAGAGGTAATATGTGACCTACCAAGAAGGAGGTGAGGCGATGAAAAAGATAACGAAAATAGAAGGAAATAAGGTTGCATCGATTATCAAACCTAAACTACGAGTGGCCGCATACTGTCGTGTTTCTACGGGTAGTGATGAACAGTTAGTAAGTCTACAAGCACAAAAATCCCATTATGAGACTTACATAAAGGCAAACCCAGAATGGGAGTATGTTGGCTTGTATTATGATGAGGGAATTAGTGGCACTAAAAAAGAAAACCGAACGGAACTTCTCAGGATGCTGTCAGATTGTGAAAACAAGAAGATCGACTTAATTATTACAAAGTCCATTAGTAGGTTTGCAAGAAACACTACGGATTGTTTGGAGATGGTTCGTAAACTGTTGGACCTTGGGATTTATATCTACTTTGAGAAAGAGAATATCAATACCCAATCAATGGAAAGTGAACTGATGCTTTCTATATTAAGTGGGCTTGCAGAAAGTGAGTCAATCTCCATTTCAGAAAATACTAAATGGGCAATTCAAAGACGATTTCAAAACGGAACATTTAAAATTTCCTACCCACCCTATGGCTATCAAAACATTGACGGTCGCATGATAGTAAATCCTAAGCAGGCTGAAATTGTGAAGTATATTTTTGCAGAAGTATTATCAGGCAAAGGTACACAGAAAATTGCAGATGATCTTAATCGAAAGGGTATCCCTTCAAAAAGAGGTGGTCGTTGGACAGCTACTACCATTCGTGGAATCTTGACCAATGAAAAATATACTGGCGATGTTATTTTGCAAAAGACCTATACTGACAGCCGTTTTAACAGGCACACCAATTACGGTGAGAAAAATATGTATCTAGTAGAAAATCATCATGATGCAATTATCAGCCATGAAGATTTTGAAGCTGTGGAAGCTATTCTCAATCAGAGGGCAAAGGAAAAAGGAATCGAAAAGCGCAACAGTAAATATCTAAACCGTTATTCTTTTTCCGGTAAGATTATTTGCTCGGAATGTGGCAGTACCTTTAAAAGACGGATTCATTCATCTGGAAGAAGAGAGTACATTGCTTGGTGCTGTAGTAAGCATATAAGCCATATAACGGAATGTTCCATGCAGTTCATACGAGATGAAGATATAAAGACTGCATTTGTTACGATGATGAATAAACTCATTTTTGGTCACAAGTTCATATTAAGACCACTTTTGAATGGGCTACGGAGCCAGAATAATGCAGCGAGTTTTCGTAGAATCGAAGAGTTGGAAACCAAGATTGAAAACAACATGGAGCAAAGTCAGATGCTGACGGGCTTAATGGCCAAAGGATATCTGGAACCTGCTCTGTTTAATAAAGAAAAGAATTCATTGGAAGCAGAAAGAGAAAGTCTTTTTGCGGAAAAGGAACAACTTACCCATTCTGTCAACGGAAATTTTACAAAAGTAGAGGAAGTTGACCGACTGCTTAAGTTTACGACTAAGTCCAAAATGCTCACAGCCTATGAGGATGAGCTGTTTGAAAATTATGTAGAGAAGATTATTGTCTTTTCACGGGAGGTAGTTGGGTTTGTATTAAAATGTGGAATCACACTGAAAGAAAGGTTGGTGAATTAGATGGGTCACACACCCTTTGGATATAGAATTGAAAATGGAAAGGCTGTTGTAGATGATATAGCAGCAGAACAAGTAAAAGAGTTATTTTCAGGTTACTTGTCAGGATTATCCTTGAAGAATGCTGCAATAAAAGCTGGGATAGATTGCTACCATGCCACAGTAAGTAGGATGCTACAGAACAAGCAATACCTTGGAGACGAATTCTATCCTCCAATTATTGATGAGGAGATATTTGAAAAAGCAAGATTAGAAAAACAAAAGCGAGCAGAAAAACTCGGAAGGATATGGGAGCCTAAAGATGTATCAAAAACGGATTATCCTGTAAAGTTCAAAGCAAAACCTCTGGTACAAAAATATGACGATCCATATAAGCAGGCAGAATATGCTTACAGTTTAATAGAAAGTGAGGTGTAACCAGTGGCAGTAAGTAGGAATGTAACAGTAATTCCAGCAATTAAACGAATCGGAAATAATAAAAATAGTGAGAGTAAACCCAAAATACGAGTGGCGGCTTACTGCCGAGTTTCAACGGATAGTGAGGAGCAGGCCTCAAGTTACGAAATTCAGATTGAGCATTATACAAACTATATTAAGAGGAACAAGGAGTGGGATTTAGCAGGTATTTTTGCGGATGATGGCATCACTGGTACCAATACGAAAAAGCGTGATGAATTTAACCGAATGATCGAGGAGTGTATGGCAGGCAATATTGACATGATTATCACAAAATCAATCAGCCGATTTGCCAGAAACACGTTGGATTGCCTTAAGTATATCCGTCAGTTAAAGGATAAAAACATAGCGGTATTCTTCGAGAAAGAGAATATCAACACCATGGATTCTAAGGGTGAAGTTTTACTGACTATCATGGCATCCCTTGCCCAGCAAGAAAGCCAATCCCTAAGCCAGAACGTTAAGCTGGGTATTCAGTATCGATACCAGCAAGGTGAAGTTCAGGTCAACCACAAGCGTTTCCTTGGTTACACCAAGGATGAAAACAAGCAATTAGTGATTGATCCAGAGGGTGCTAAAGTTGTTAAACGGATTTATAGGGAGTACCTAGAGGGAGCCAGCCTTTTGCAGATAGCAAGAGGACTAGAAGCAGACAGTATTCTAACAGCGGCAGGCAAAGCCAAATGGAGACCAGAAACACTGAAAAAGATACTGCAGAATGAAAAGTACATCGGTGATGCCCTTCTACAAAAAACATATACGGTTGATTTCCTTTCTAAAAAGCGAGTCAAGAATAACGGCATTGTTCCCCAGTATTATGTAGAAAATAGCCACGAGCCAATCATTCCACGCGAGCTTTTTATGCAGGTTCAAGAAGAGATGGTTCGAAGAGCTAACCTTCGTAGCGGAAAAGGCGGTAAAAAGAGAGTCTACAGCAGTAAGTATGCTTTATCGAGTATAGTTTACTGCGGACAGTGCGGTGATATTTACCGACGAGTACATTGGAATAACCGAGGTTACAAGTCTATTGTTTGGAGATGTGTTAGTCGTTTAGAGGAAAAAGGCTCTGAATGTACGGCACCTACCATAAACGAGGAAACATTACAGGCAGCAGTGGTTAAGGCTATTAACGAACTTTTGACTAACAAAGAGCCCTTCATCCAGGCGTTGCAGAAAAACATAACTACTATACTTAGTGAAGAAAATGATAATACCACCGATGATATTGATAGAAAATTGGAAGAGTTACAACAACAGCTCCTTATACAAGCAAAATCAAAAAATGACTATGAAGATGTGGCTGACGAAATTTATCGACTTCGGGAGTTAAAGCAAAATGCACTTGTAGAGAATGCAGATCGAGAAGGGAAAAGGCAACGAATCGCTGAAATGAGTAATTTCTTTAATGAGCAATCCTGCGAGTTGGAGGAGTATGATGAGCAATTAGTAAGGCGGCTAATTGAAAAAGTTACGGTATTTCATGATAAGTTCGCCGTTGTATTCAAATCAGGAGTCGAGATTGATGTAGAAGGGTAATCTTTAGAAAGAGAACAGAAGAATTATATTGGATTTTTAAAGATAATATGATATAATAAAACGACTTGGAGGTGGAAGAATGTATAACTT